CTGCAAGATTGTCAATACTGGTCATTTTGTCCTGCCTTTCTGGCTTCTGCAGTAAGTTTCAGATAATCCTTGTGCAGATAATCCGGTGTAATACCGGTGATGTCATAAATGTTTCCCTGAAACAAGATTCGATTGCCTGTTACAGACGGCATCCAGTGCTGACTTTGCCGAATGAGGAATTCCAGTGTTTGTGTTTCTTTGGTCACACCAGTATCTGTATGCTCCGAAGAAGATTTCAAAGTCACTTTTGCCCAGCAGGAAAAAGCTTCGTCCCATACAGCAGTGTGATTGCCGATTTCATCGGTAACAACACGATTTTCCAGAAAGGTGATTCGCTGATTCAAAGTTCCGATTTCCATTACATCACACCCTCTCGATGTGCAAACAGAATTGAACGAAGATTTAATGTCAGCTTTTTGTAATCAGGATTGCTCCTGTTTTCATAAAGATAACCAAGTGCGAGAAGCATTGCTGTCCGCACAGTATCTTCATTTTCAGCAAATGCTGATTCGTCCATTCTGCCAACGTCCATTACAAGATTTTTCGCTGTAGAAAGCAGATTCTGAATCAGACTATCGTCCTCCTCATAATCCACTCTCAGATAGTTTTTCGCCTCTTTCAGCGTAATCATAGCATCACGCTTTCTTGATGGTAAGTGTCTTGATTGCCTCCGGAAGAATCAGCTTGCCGTCCAAACGCTGACTTGCAAGAAAACCAACTTGACCTGTCATGGCAAAGAGTTCATTCAGTCTCTTGAAAGAGCGTCCCTGTCTGTCCGCTACCCAGTAATAACTAAAGTCGCCAAATGCCATGCACTTGTTGCCTGCCTTGATTTCCGGCACATAGCTGGATGTTTTGTAAGGGCGATTGAGAATAGTATCCGGCACACCTGCCTGCACGGACGGATTCCAGATGTAATTGCCTGTGTTGTCTTTCAGCTTGCGAAGTGCCTTTACTGTAGAATCATTGAGCACCCACACCGCCTTCTTGCGGTACGGACTTCTGAGAGAATAGAAGAGTTCCATCACATCATCAAATGTAATGCTTGTACCTGTGGTGGAAGTGCCGTCTTCCGCACCGCCTGTAGCATTAAAAATACCGGTCGGTTTTCCCTTACCGTCACCAACAAAGAACGCCTCTTCTTCCTTTGCACCAATACGGCGTGCAAACTCTTTTGCAATGTAGGACGGCAGGTCAAATACGCTGTCATTGAGTAGTTCTTCAGAAATTTTAATTGCTGTTCCCAGCTTATATGCGGAAAGCGATGCCTGTCCGAACGTATCATCAGAAAGAGAATACTGCTGTTCTTCGTCCATCCAGACAGCCTCGCCCTTGGAAGTCACAATTGGAATCTTGCGGTCGCCGTTGGAAGTTTTGATAACTGTTGCCATCTGGCGGAAAATACTCTCTTCCTCCAACTCTTCCACCAGTTTTCGTTCAAACTCATCTGGAACAAGATAGCCGCCCTCTGCATCTGTACCAATGTGCAAATCATCATGGACATCGATCCAATTGCGATTTCTGACGCTGTTCCAGAATGCTTTTTTGTAAGTATCGCTTGCTGTACCTGTCTTTTCAGTTACATTCGGAGTTGCGGGTTTTCCGAGAACAGGAGTGGAAGTTGCCTTGTTCATTTCAGCTTCGATTTCAGCCTGTCGTTCCAGACGCTGAATTTCCTTGCCAAGGTCAACAATTGTCTGTTCCATTGCATCGTAAGTCTTGGAATCTTCCTCACTGAGAACACCGTTTGCATTTCTCTTGCTGTCGAGAAAATCACGGGCAGTGTCCCAAGCCTTCTTTCTCTTTTCTCTGAGTTCCTGAATTGTCATAGCCATAGTTAAAATCCTCCTTAGTATTTCAGTAATGCCAGTCTTTTTTCAAGCTGGTCAATGGGTGTGCCTGTAACAGATTCTGCTGATGCAGATACTTTGGATAAGAATGCAGATAGATTCTTCGATTTGGAATAAGTCATTGCAGTCAGTGTATCTTCTTTTTCTTCTTCATCCTGTTCTTCCTCTTTGGGAACAACAGGCATTTTCTTCTTTGCAAAAAGAATCCCGTCCACAAATCCCATCTCATGTGCTTTTTTCGCATTGAGCCATGTTTCATCGGACATCAGCTTTGCAATCTTGTTTCTGCTGAGGTGGGACTTGGTTTCGTAGGCGTTGATAATGCTCTCTTTGACTTCATCGAGCAAGATGATAGCTTTTTCCATATCTGCCTTGTTTCCCATAGCACAAGTGCTGGGATCATGGATCATCATTAGGGCAGTTGGTGCAATTAAAGTTTCATCGCCTGCCATTGCCACAACAGAAGCCGCTGATGCAGCAATACCGTCAATTTTCACGGTAACCTTGCCTTTGTGATTTTTCAGCATGGAATAAATCTGACTTGCAGCAAAAACATCGCCGCCCGGCGAGTTCAGCCAGACTGTCAGATTTCCGCTGACTTTTGCGAGTTCATTACGGAACAAAGCAGGTGTCACTTCATCGCCCCACCAGGTATCTTCAGAGATAGGACCGTTAAACAGAAGCTCTGTTTCTGATGTATCTTCATTCTTTATGAAGTTCCAGAATTTCTTCATTTGGTTTTCTCCTCCTTTTCTGAATTTTGATTTGCAAATGCACCTGCATCTGCAAGTTTTGTAAAGCTGCCATTTACGAGGTACAGATTTCCGCCTTCCTCCTCAGAAAGCATATTCATATCTTCAAGTTCTCGGATGTCATTCGCTGACATCCAGCCGTTTTGTCTTGCAGTAGCATAGCCCTGCATTCTGGAAGCATAATCGCCACGCAGAAGTCCGTCTACATTGAACTTCACAAAATACTGACCTTTTTCAGAATCAGAAAGAAGTGCTTTCTGTAAGGACTGCTCCCAGCGAACGATCCAAGGATCAAGGCTGTATTTGACGAAGTCTAATGACAGATGTTCCACATTGGAAAATGTGGCATGGTCTAAGTCACCGATCATATGGAGCGGTACTCTGTACATTCTTGCAATTTCTTCGATCTGAAATTTACGGGTTTCCAGAAACTGAGCCTCGTTGTTCGGAATTGAGATCGGTGTAAACTTTACGCCTTCTTCCAGAACAGCGACTTTATGTGCATTTCTTCCGCCATAGGCTCTGTGCCATGCATCTCTTAATTTATCAGGGTTTTTGATTACTCCAGGATGTTCTAACACACCACTCGGATTTGCGTTATTTCCGAAAAAAGACGCACCATAATCCTCACAGGCGATAGAAATGCCGATTGCATTTTTCGCAAGTGCGATGGGTGAATATCCCACCAATCCATCGTATCCAAGTCCCGGAATATGCAGCACGTCTTCTGCCTGCAGGACAATATCGCCCTGCTGTTTCAGGTTTGGATTTGCTTCATCATAACGGCTGTAAATGTATATCAGACGGTTTTTCTCATCACGGTCAACTTTCATCTTATCCGGCATCAGAGGATACAATCCTAAAACATCACCTCTGCCGTTCCGGATAATCTGTGCATAGGCATTGCCGTAAATCAGCAGATGGGACATTAAGGTTTCTCGGAAAACAAAAGAAGTCATTTCAGGATTTGGCTGGTCGTGGAGCAAAAAGTAAAGCGGGTGCCGTGGCACTCGCTCTTTTCCTTTCTCGTTATATTTGTACACATGAAGCGGCAGTTGAGCAATTGCTTCTGACAGAACCCGCACACAGGCATAGACCGCAATATGCTGCAAAGCTGTTCTATCGGTGACTCTTTTTCCTGCATTGCTTCTGCCGAAAAAATATGTGTATGACGGGCTGTCGTAGCTGTTGGTCGGCTTATCTCTGGACTTAAAGAGCCCGCTGAAAATTCCCATAAAAATCAATTCCTTTCAGAGGGTTGTTTTTTTGGTGTGGATGTGGTATACTTAAATATGAAATCGAGTAAATTTTTCGATTAAGTCATATAGCTTAGGAGTAAGATAAATGTGTTTTGAAGATGAATTCATGGATAAGCAGTCGGAAATTATTTCTTTGTACAAAGAAGCAGCAAGTGCTAAATCGGAACTACTATACGTATACATTTATAATGATGATTCCCAGTCTTTAATTGCAAGTGCATACCGTGTTGATGAAAAAGTAGTTGGCAATGTAAAAGCGGGTGTATCCGACGAAATCGATAATAAGATCTATAATATTATAACAGAAGAAATAATGCCGGAATTGAATGAAATTTGCCAAAGATACAATAGAGAGATACCTGTTGTATTTAAATATACATACAACTTAAAAACAGGTTCTTTTGATTCTGAGTATTTGTATGCTAAAGATGTTGCTGAGGATTATGAATGTGGTACTGAAGCTTTGAAATGGATTAAATCGAGATAATTAAAACACCAGCATCTCCCTCATATCATAAACCGACTCATCAGACACACATCCACAGCGAATTGCACGGTCAAGAGCCATGATCATGGCAACCGCACCGTCAATTTTCTCTGTGGATTTTTCTTTGTCCGGCTTGATGTTTCCGGCAGGGTCACGCCTGATGAAAATGTTATCCATCATCCACCGAAGAACCGGGTGACCATTGTGGGAAAGGGTCTGTTCCAGAGTCAGTTTCATCAGTTCCTTGGTCGGTGGACTCATGTCTTTATATCCTTGTCCAAATTGTACCATTGTAAAACCCAGTCCCTCAAGGTTCTGCGACATCTGCACCGCACCCCAACGGTCAAATGCTATCTCTTTGATATGAAATTTCTGTCCCAGCTCATCGATGAAGTTTTCGATAAAACCATAGTGAACCACATTTCCCTCAGTTGTTTTCAGATAGCCTTGCCGTTCCCATATATCATAGGGAACGTGGTCACGGCGAACTCTTAAAGGCAATGTTTCTTCCGGCAGCCAGAAGTATGGCAAAATGTAATAATGCTCATCATCTTCAGTGGGTGGAAAGACAAGCACGAAAGCCGTAATATCTGTTGTACTGGAAAGGTCAAGACCGCCGTAGCAGATACGATCTGCAAGCATCTCTTCATCAAAGCTGACTTTGCATTTATCCCATTTTTCCATCGGCATCCAACGCACCGCTTGTTTTACCCACTGATTCAAACGCAGTTGCCGAAACGCATTTTCCTCGCCCGGCGTTTCTTTTGCAGAGTTACACGCTGCTACGACCTTATCCATACCGATAGTTTTATCCAGTGACGGATTTGCCTTCTTCCAGACCTTTGGGTCGGTCCAGTCCTCAGATTCATCTGCACCATAAATAACAGGATAGAAAGTCGGATCATGCTTTCTGCCTTCCAGAATGTCCTTTGCCTTTTGATGTACCTCATAGCAGATGCTGTTGGTGTCCGTTCCGGCTGTGGTGATGAGGAAATACAAAGGCTGCATTCTCGCATCACCGGAACCTTTAGTCATGACATCAAAGAGCTTTCGGTTCGGCTGCGTATGAAGCTCATCAAACACAACCCCGTGGATGTTGAAACCGTGCTTGGAATAGGCTTCGGCGGAAAGCACCTGATAAAAGCTGTTGGTCGGGATGTACACAATACGCTTTTGTGAGGTCAGGATTTTCACTCGCTTGGAAAGGGCAGGGCACATTCGCACCATATCCGCTGCTACGTCAAATACAATGGCAGCCTGTTGGCGGTCGGCAGCACAGCCGTAGACTTCGGCACGTTCTTCGCCATCACCACAGGTGAGCAGCAGGGCAACCGCAGCGGCAAGTTCTGACTTTCCATTTTTCTTGGGAATCTCAATGTAAGCCGTGTTAAACTGCCGATAGCCATTCGGTTTCAGAATGCCGAACAAGTCACGGATAATTTGTTCCTGCCAGTCCAGCAGTTCAAATTTCTTTCCTGCCCAGGTGCCTTTGGTGTGGCTGAGGCATTCAATAAAAGAGACGGCATAGTCTGCCGCCTTTTTATTGTACTTGGAATCTTCCGCCATAAAGCGTGTCGGTTTAAATCTTGCCATTGCATCACCTCCCTCAACAAAAAAGACCTGCCAAAAAGCAAGTCTGTATCATTTATTTTTATGCCCCAGTGGGCTGTTTTATAATTGAGATTCTATTCCCATTGTAACCATATTACCATACAAAAGCAAGGATAGCAAGCGGCTAAACAGACAGAAAAAACGTAGAAATTTCGCCGTTTTCTTGTGTAAGATACACCAATAGAAATTTTTCCGGTACGACCGCCAGAGCCTTTCGGCTCCGGCTTTTTTGTGTGGAATTTTGTTTGGTTTAGTTGTACTGCTTCAGCAGAATTGCAAGGGCGGTTTCAGTTTCCGCATCCGTCGGCGGTACATCCAAGCCACGGTCGAAGTTGAAAACCGTTTCAGCATTTCGCCGCAGTGTGATCTTGGAGGCTCTACCTTCCTCGTAGCCGTAAATGGAAGGCTCCTCATAGTGTTTCACCCAGTAGTGAAATACGCTTGCTCCAACCCGAATCGTTCCTTCTGTCCACATTGTTTTTTCCTCCTGTTTTCGTTGTTTTTGCCTCTTGGCATGATGTATATTACCATACAATTTCAAGTATAGCAAGTCATATCGGAGAAATATACTGCACAAACATAACAGCTGTATTTTGTGTACTATATTTCTTCGGTACGAGCCACAGCCCCCTTGAATCAGGGGCTGTTTGGAAAGAGTGAGGAAGGTTTATCTTCCCGTCATACTTTCCCATTCAAATTCGCAAGCGTTTTCGTACTCCTCATCGAAAAGGGCATCGTCATCGATTTCCTTTTCCGTAAAGTTAATGCCGTCGATTTCCTCAAAGGTCGTTCCGTTTTCCTCGGCATCTGCCTTTGCAAGGCTTTCTGCGTTTTCCTCAACCCATGCAGTGAACTCCTCGTTGTCCATCCTGTCCTCGTTTTCAATCTCCAGTTCGTATTCGTAGTCCGCATCGAACCAGGTGATGACCGCCTTTGTGATTTCGGTTCTTTCGTTCCAGTCCGTTCTGTTTGCCATTGCTCTTGCCTTTGCGATTCCGTATGCTACCATTGTGTTTTTCCTCCGTTTTTTTGGTTGTTTTCCCTTTCGGTAACTGTATATTACCATACCTTTTGGCGTATAGCAAGCGGCTAAATGTACAGAACATAAGGCGTTATTTTCGCTGTATATTTGGTGGATCTGACACTGGATAAACTTGCTTTTCTATGGTAAAATACAGTACAATGGAAAAGGCATCTCGGAAAATTGCAGCCGCCAACCAAGCCCCGCACAGTTTGCCTGTGTGGGGCTGATTTTGACTTTGGGCAGTTTTTCGGCAAACGCTCTGAAAGCCCACACAGGGCAAACAGGGCGGTTACATGGGGAACTTTCGGTGCATTACAGACAGGATTTTCTCCCGTTCCTCCGTGGAAACGCCGATGCTTTCCAGTGCCTGCCG